TGTTAATACCGGAGTATATTTAGTTAAGTGCGATGACTTAATGATTACATTCTTTGAAACGGTTTTGCATTGCCCTACTTTAAAAAAATATTACACTGCAAAATATTGGGAGCAAAATATTATTCAATATGAACTCAACCGAGACCAGAATTATTATTCTAAAATAGTTAAAGTTTACGATGGTAATTATTTCAATCACACTGAAGGAGATTGGGTCTATCATCCCTGCATTTGGGAACCAGGGGTGTCTTATCAACGAACCGGCGAAATAAAAATCTCAATACTAAAGAAAAAAATTTCAACATTAACTGTAGATCAAAAATTATATCTTAATAACGAACTTCTTTCTAGTGATATACAAACATTAGACTCATCACCAGTAGCGCCTGTGTTGAGTAATATGTTAGGTGTAGCTAATCAACCAAAAGATTATTATGATTAAAATACAATTTGATTTTTGTTCTAGATAATATATACTCGTTAGTATGATTCTAAGAGACATCGATCTGTATGACGGTAATTTAATTCACAACCGGTTTGCTTATAAATATTTCCGGAAGAAAACTTTACCGATTGGTAACATTGTTGCGTTTCGAGCGCCGATGAAGGTTGAAGCCGAAGGAATGATTGACAATGAAGACTTACTTAACAACGATTTTATTTATTCTGATGATGCTGTTAATTTTTGCTGGGAACTTCCTAATCTTGATCCTCTTGGTGCTGTTTTCTTTCAAAGATTATTTAATACACAAATTGCGAACCTGTTGTCGACGAAGTACTTACAGGCGCCCATCGAAGTAGACGGTGACGACCTAATCGTACATAAAGAATTCGAGCAAAACGGAGTGATTCAACCAAAAGGTAAGTGCAGTGTCAGTATTACCTATTCAAAAGACAATGTTGCGATAGGTCACACTGCAATTAACGTCAGCGCCGGCAGGAACGCACCTGTTTTTGCATATTCCACTAATTTAACCGATGAACAAGTAGAAGATTTCATGAAAATCATCATAGATACCTACTATTCCATGGTGGACGACGCATTTATCGCAACTACAAAACTCACCCTGTGAGGCCCGGTTCTATATCCAAATTTTTTTTGCAAACCCGTGGGAATTTTCCTATTTGGAATTTGAGTCACGCTGCTCGAGGCCATGGTCCAAATTTTTTTCGCAAAACTTTGTAAAAGTTTGTTAAAGAACAAAGACAGTCATGAATTTAATTAAAAGAAAATCGGTTAATAGTTTTTTTGACTTTGTTAATAATATTGCCTTCGACAAACAGCAATTGGATATTAATATTACAGACTCTCAATTATATTCTGCTTATATTACTAATAGGTATATAACATTTCTTAATAAGGAGTCAGCTCTGTTAATTAACAACACTATTAACAAATATGGTCAAGTGTTTAACAACGAAACGCATTATAATTTTTTATTTAACTTAATACCGAAGGTTAAGCGTAAATTTATTAGATACGTAAAAAAGAAAAAGATAGACAAAAAGGATTTCGAGTTGTTATCTAACCGACATGAACTTTCACAGAGAGAAATACAATTGTATTCGGAAAATTTTGGAGTAAATATTAAAAAGTATGAACAGTAAGCAACAGAAACAGTATGATACAGCGTTAGATAAAATGGATCTAACTGAAGGTCAACGCGATGCGTTTGATCATTCTGTCAAGCGAGGTTTAATCGATCTTGATACATATCAAGATACAGACACATTTAGCTTACATGGTTATAAGCTAAACAGAGTGATGGATGATATTGTGCTTGCGCAATATGTAGATCTTGCCGAAGATGGTAATAGTGTTATTCGAAATGGTATTCATATCCCACTATCCCAAGTTCAACGGACGTGGAGAATGGCTCGAGTAATATTAGTTGGCCCAAAGTGTGCGTATACTAAGCCAGGTGATATTGTTTGCTTTCCAGATGACAAGGGCATTAAGGTTGATAATTTATCTGTTACTGGTTTTGACTCTTCTATTAGAGATTGTTTATTTTTAAATGAGGATCGGTTTTTTGGTATATGTGAAGAGATAGAGCCTGATGATAGTAGGTCTGAGTAATTTAAAAATCATGCTTTTGGATAAAGTGTGTGAAGTTAAATTCGCACGACGTAATCCAAAGCCTGGTCGTCCAGCATCTCGGAGAATGTTATGTACTAATAATGTTCAATTGTTAAATTCAGTCGAAGGCCGAACGGTCTTAAATTACCAACCACCGCGACAAGCTCCTGGATATAATCCTAATCAAGAAAATTTAATTATTACATGGGATATATTAATGCAAGATTTTCGAACGATTAATTGTGATACTGTAGACTTAATAACTACCCTTGATGCTGATCAAACCTTTTGGGTATATATAAATGAAAAAATTGCTCCTATGTCAGTAGGAGAGAAAATGGCCTTTATGAATACATGAACTTTGAACTTGTAGAAAATACTTTAAAATCTTTATTGCTTAGTACAGTAAAGATAACATCTAAAAAGAGAACATTAGGTCAAGGTCAAATTCAATTATTTGATATTAAAGATTTTAATATTAAGCTCTTATTTACCACCGGAAAAAAATTAGAAATATTATACCCATTTAATATTCACCGAAAAGACAATATAACTTATTTCGATTATAGGCTTGAATATATTCATAGAGATGATGTGTTATGTAAGCCGAGAGTTAATAGAATGATAACAAACCCTCGAAACAAGTATTGTGACTTGCTTCTCTCTATAGAAGAGCTATAATAGTCGAATGGACATAAAGCATTTTCCTAAGGGATATCACCCTTCAAGCAGCCAACAATACGCTATACCTAATATTGTTGATAGTTTGAGCAAATATAAATTTATAATTGTTCAAGGCCCTACTGGTTGTGGAAAGAGTTTTATAGCTAAGACTATTGCTAACGGGCTTAACAAACCACCAGCTCGCTTAACTAAGTTAGTTAAAGATTATACTGCGTTCGATACTAGCTGGGAAAATGGTAAATTGGTATATGAGTATGCAGATGATTTCACTGGTAAGAGACATGGTACATCTATCCTAACTACTACTAAGGCTCTTCAAGATCAGTACACTAGAGATTTTAAAGACATAGAGCCACTTAAGGGCAAGGGATCATATATTTGTAATCTTGACGATCGAAGCTCTGCTGATCAGGCGCCTTGTATCTTTAGTACCAAGCTTAAAAAGGAATGTTGGGATTGTAATCGTTGTGATTATTATGAAGCGAGAAATAATTCTATTAGTTCAAAGATTAGCGTAGAGAATTACTCTAGCTTTTTTTATAAACCAGATCATTTAAAGCATAGACAGTTACTAGTATGTGATGAGGCATCTGAGTTGGAAAATATTATTGTAAGTCGATTCAGCTGCAATATTGAAATTGGTCGTCTTAATAAGTACGGCTTTAGTCTGCCACACTCTGCAGATAGAAAGCGCTTCTTTGACAGCTTGTATAAGCTTCAAGTAAAATTAGAGGATAGGTATGTAGAGATACTTCGGAAGCTTGACAAGCATGCTGACACAGTAGGAGATAATATCAAAAAGGAGTATAAATTTATATCTGATCTAAAAGGAGACCTTTCATTGGTTATCGATACCTGGCGCCAGTCAGAGTATATTATTAATAAGACGTATATACGCAACAAACAATACGTACAATTAATTCCTAAGAAGGTTGACACGTTAGCGCAACACATATTTAAATATGCAGACAATATTATATTAATGTCTGCGACGTTTGTTGATTATAAGTTAGTCATGAGAAATTTAGGTATACAGGAGAATGAATATAAGTATATTGATCTTCCAACTAGCTTTGATTCAAGAAAGTCTCCAATACTATTCGGTAACTTTCACTTAAACAAAAAAAATCTTGAATACAATTTTCCGAAGATTGTTAAATGTGTAGAGGAAATACTAGAAGAGCATAAGAATGAAAAGGGACTAATACACACCCAGTCGAATGTCATTACTAAAATGCTAAAAGACAAATTAGATAATGATAGAATTTTATATAGAATAAAAGGTAATAAAGATAATATAGATATATTAACGGAGCACTTAGAGACAGATAAGCCGACTGTTTTAGCTAGTCCTTCAATGAGCTTTGGAGTAGATCTAAAAGGAGATGCGGCTCGGTTTTGTATTATATTAAAGTGTCCGTGGCCAGATTTAGGAGACGTTCGTATTAAGGAAATGTCTAAAAATAATAATAAATGGTATACTAGTAAGATGTTTACTACCTTTATTCAGCAATGTGGAAGATGTACTAGAGATGAAAACGATACTAGTGTTACGTATGTTTTAGATGCAGCGAGCATAAGAAAGCTGATTCCATCGTACCGGAATTTACTGCCGATGTATTTTACAGATAGGTTCGTTTAATAAATATTTACAATGAAAAACCAATATTATGGTTTTGAGCTAAAAGATATGATAAGGCAGTTTATTACTGCCTTTAATAGTATTGTTATAAACAGGTATAATAAAGATAAGACTGTTGTTGATCAACTCAAGGTTGGATTTTACTATGGACCTAAAGAGAGAGCCATCCATGACATAGTTAATAAGGCTGGTTCTTTAAAGCTTCCTGTTGTTGCGATAAATTATAGCTCTATTAATAGAGACCCTGAAAGGGTTTTTAATAAGATCTCTGGATTCTATTATAGTAAAGCTCCAACGGTTAGTGGAGGAGCCTTAGCGTCAGATCATTTACCAACACCTCTTCCTGTAAGCGTTGGCATTAACATGTCTATTATGACAAAGTTTCAAACCGACATGGATCAGATTATTAGTAATTTCGCTCCATATAATAATCCATATATAGTAATGAGTTGGAAACTACCTGCCAGTCAAGGCCTAGCTAGTAGTTATGAGATCAGGTCTGAAGTTTTATGGTCTGGTGATATTAGTTTAAATTATCCTATTGAAGTATCTGGAACACAACCTGCGCGAGTAATAGCCGATACTAGTTTTACGATCAAGGGCTGGTTGTTTAAAGGTAACACAGGTGATGACGTTAAGAATATATTTACTATTGATCAGAACTTTGTACCAGTAAGCGCATTTAATTATGAGTAAATTTATAAAATATGATACTACACTGACTGATGTAACATCGTTTAGT